GTCATGCCATCACCACCTGGTTGGCGGCCACTGTGCCGAGGCGGCGGGCTCGCTCGTTGAGTGCGGCCACGATGGCCTCGACCAGCTGCCGGATGGTTTCGGGGGTGATGATGCCGCCGTTGATCTGGACGGTGATGTCGCCGGCGGTGAGGACGCCGGCGGCGGTCGAGCCTTGGATGAGGGTGGCGGCGAGCGGGATCGTGGGGGTGGTGCTGGGGATGGCCGAGGTGACCAGGTTGTCGGATGCGCGGGCGACTTGCCCGGTCATGGCGTTCAGTCCGAGGGCGAGGCCTTGCCCGGTTTGGGTGCCGATGGCGCGGAACACGGTGGATGGTGAGTGGATGCCGAGGGCGTTCTTGGCTGCTGTGATCGCCGAGGATGCGATGCTGCGGGCGGTGTCGGCGACCCACGATAGGGCGGAACGGAGGCCGGCGACGAGGCCGGCCATCATGTTCCACCCGGCGTCACGGAATCCTTGTTCGGCCCAGTCGAGGATGCTGATGGCGACGTTGACGCCGCCGTTGAGGATCGCGCCGATGGTCCCCCACACGGCTCCTAGCGTGTCTTGGACGCCGCGCCATGCACCGGACCAGTCGCCTTGGATCAGGGCTGTGACGGTGCGGATGATGCCCGAGATGACACCCATGGTGTTGCCGATGATGTCGGCGGCCGCACCGAACACGGCCGAGACGATCGGGGCCATGGCTTGGATGGACGGGCCGAGGACTGTGCCGAGGATGGCGGCGAGGGCGCCGACCTGGGCCAGGACGGGCGTGATGGTCGGGATGATGTCTGAGAGGGCGGCCATCAGTGGCGGCAGGAACGTGGTGGCGATCGCGGTGATGATCGGGGCGAGGCCGGAGGTCAGGCCGGAGATGAGGGGGACGACGCCGTTCATGAGCAGGTTGCCGGCGAGGGGGATGAGGGGCTGTAATCCGGCGCCGAGGCTGGCGAGCGACCCGGCGAGGGGCTCGGCGGCGGCCATGAGGGTGGTGAGGGTGCCGCCGATGTCCACAGACCCCATGAACTGGGTGAACGCCGCCGCTGCGGCGGTGATGATGGGCATGAGGTTCTGGTTGAACATGGTGAGCAGCAGGGACACGACGGGTAGTAGGGCCATCCCGATGGTGTCTTTGGTGTTCTGGAGCGCGGACGTGAGGCGCTGCTGCTGGCCTTGCACGGTGCTGGCTTCTTTGGCGAAGTTGCCGTGGGCGTCGGCGGTCTGGTCCATGATGAGCGCGAGCGTGGCGGCCTGGGTGGCCTCGCTGGACAGGCTGCCGCCGACTTTGGAGAAGCCGAGTTCGGCGGCTTTCGCGTCGATAGCTGCTTGGGTCAGTGAGACACCGTAGGCCTCGATCGGGTCACGCTCGCCTTTCAGGGCCGAGGACAGGGCGCCTACCGCGTCGGCGGTGGTGCCGCCGAACATGCTGGCGAGGTCGGCGCCGAGGCCGATGAGGTCGTTCGTCTTCGGCGCGAGGTCTTCCATGGGGGTGCCGCCGTTTTTTGGCTGGGTGCCGGTGAGCGTGCCGAGGGTGTTGTATTGGTTCTTGGTGAGGCCGGCGGATTGGGCGGCGTTGTCGGCCCATGCCTGCATCTGGTCGGCCGACCTTCGTTTCGGTGGTGTCGATCGCGGATGCGGCGCCGCTGGCGTCGCCGATGATCCTGACAGCGAGGATCGCGGTGTTAGCCATCGTCATCTCCGATCAGTAGTTGTAGGGCGGTTTCGATCGCGGCGGGGTCTTCGGCGGCCCACACGGATGGGGCGATGCCGGTGCGGATCGCTAGAGCGACGATGAGGGCACTCAGCGATCCTTCTGGGTAGGGTCCGCGCCGGTGATCGACCTCGCGTCGACGGTTCGGACTGCGATGTCTTCGCAGATTCCGCCGAAGTCTTCGTAGGTGATGTCCAGGCGGCCGAGCCGTTTGGCGACGTACCAGGCCAAGAACTTGTTCTGGGTAAGAATGTCGTCGTCTTTCCATCCGCGCGCTTTCGCGGTCTTCTGGTAGGCCTCTTTGTCGATGAGACTGATGGGCAGGTCTTCGATGATGTCGCCGGTGGTGAGCGCGATATCGACAACGTTGCGGAGCATTAGCGGTCTCCTTTGATGGTGGCGAGGATGTCGTCCAGGCCGTGTTCGTAGATGGGTATCCATTGGGGTTCGGTGGCCTGGGCGCCCTGGGACAGGAACGGTTGAGCTTTGATGCCTCGGGCGGCCCAGCCCCAATGGATCGGGCCGGCATAGGGGACGGATTTGCGGCCGGCCCGGATGATGCCGGCGGTCTTCGTGCCGGATGCGCGGACGGTGCCCGCGAGCCGGCCGGTGGGGCCGTGCGGGACGCGCTTGTCAGCGCCGCCGGCGGCGATGGCTGCGGCCTTCTTGTGGAGGGCCTTGAGGTCGTTCAGGTCGTCGCCGGCGGCTTTGAGCTGCCGCCGGATCTCGCGGGCACCGTCGATCTGGACGACGGGCTTGGATCGGGCCATGACGGCTACGGGGTGGTGTCGGTGAGGGTGGGGACGGCAGGCAGATTCCAGGAGATGTCTGAGGCGTTGTAGGACTTGACGTCTCCGCCGATCTTGAGGCGAGCGATACGAACGGTTCCGCTCACTTGGAGGGCGGCTTCCTCGGACGGGTGGAACGTGAACGGCAGGATTTCGCCGTGATGGTCCCACGACCATTTGATGAGGGAATCGGTCTCGTAGTCTTGCCACAGCGAGCCGGTGAGGGTGCCGGTGAACTCGCCGTCGTCCACGTCGCTGTCGCCGGACAGGACGTTGACGGTGTCTCCTTCGTCCTCGGACGGCTCGACGGCGCACGATGACAGTTGGACACCGAACTCCTGGGCGGATGCTGTCTCGCCGATGGTGAGCAGGCCGGGGCCGAGCTTGGTGCGCTTGATGGCCATGATGTCTCCTTAGGTAGTGATGGTGAGGATGTAGCCGGGCAGCTGGGGGCGGTTGGCGGACAGGGCGAACATGTCGGGCCGGCCGCTGTCTGCGGCGGTGTCGGGGTCATCGTTGATGGCGGTAATGATCGGGTCGAGGACTGTCAGGGCTCCGATGGTGTCCTGGGTGGCGGCGATCATCCACACCTCGAACGTGAAGGCGGCGGCGTCCCATGTGGGCCATGCGGCCTCGGGTGGGGTGACCAGGACTGCGACTTTGTCGGCGCCGATGATGCCGGGGACGTCGCGGGGGTCTGCGGTCACTGTGGCGGCCTGGTCGTCCAGGATGTCAGCGAGGCGGTCGGCCAGGGATGTCATGGCGTTGAGGATGCTCATGCGAGCCCCGGGCCGAGCCATGGGCGCAGGATCGCGCGGGCGGCTGTGAGGGGGTCACGGGCCGGCCGCCACGGGCTGGTGATTGTGCCGTCGCCGGCGAAGTCGGGCATGTCGTGCTGGGTGATGCGGCGTTGGTACAGGTTCGCGCCGACGTCTAGGAGCGCGGCCGCGAGTGGTTCGGCCGGGATGGTCACGTCGCCGACGAGCTGGCTCACGAGCTGATGGGCGGCGGCCTCACATTCCGTGACGAATGCGAGGTCGCCGGTGTCGGCACGGACGTACTGGGCCAGGGTGGTGGTCACGGGTCAGGCCGCTGTCTTGATGACGGGCAGCAGGAGACCGGGCATTTCGTCGCAGATGGCGGACAGCTGGTAGATGGACCACTGCTTAGTCAGGTTGACGATCTTCTGGTCTTGGAGCTGCACCACTGGGTCCTTGCGGACGGTGATGGCTCGGGATGCGTAGAAGCAGGCGAAGTCCGCTGCGGCGTCGTCGAACACGGCGACGGGCATGGTCAGCAGGGTGCCGTCCGCGTTGCGGAGGTTCAGGGTGCCGGCCTGGTTCACGGCGGTGCCCTGGGCGAGGAACATGGGCTCGCCGGAGCTGTTCGCGACGGCTGCGATCGCGTCGAAGCTGCCAGGGTCGAGCAGGAGGCCTTCGACGGGGACGCCGGCGTGACGGAACGAGGTGACGGCTTGCCGGATCGCCGGCGCCCACAGCTGCCAGTCGGTCCAGTCGGCCACGATCAGGTTCCTGGTCGCCTTGATCGACGTGTAGAGGGCGTTCAGCTTGGTAGCGAACTTGCTGGCCAGGTCTTTGCCGGCGGCGATCGCCATGGCTTGCAGCAGGGTGTCGAGGACGTTCACGG